TAGCAGTTCCCTCACTTGTATCCTTGTAGACATAAATAACTCTCGAGTCCTTACACCTCATACAAGAAGTGTTTCTTTCATCTACTGGCACGTATCTTTCTGTTGTTCCTTTTTTAATTTTTTCTATTTGTTTATAAAAATCTTCAGCATCTTTATCTGTCATTATCATGTGTTTCTCCCCAACTTTTACCTTTTGCAACATCAACTTTAAATGGCACTCTCAAATCTTCTATTGAATTTTCCATCTCGTTCTTAATATTAATTATATCATCATCATTGTAAATACTAAAACATAATTCATCATGAATTTGTAACATGGGCATATATCCTGCATTGTAACAATCAATCATGGCTTGTTTAGCTTGATCAGCTGCTGATCCTTGTATTAGCCTATTTAGTGCTTTATATGTGAATGCACGCCTTATGTTGTTACCATAATTAGCTTTAGCCTCATTGTAATTCATAGCTTGATTCATGCCAAAAGTCATAGGTTCCCATTTATCAAATCTACATTTTCTACCCTTAATTGTTCTTATAAAACCAAACTTACTTGCAGATTGAGTTACGGCCTCAGCTAACTTCTTAACAAAAGGCACTCTACTGTTATATTGATTCAAAAGTATTTCAGCTTTATCTTTTGAGATTCCTAATTCTTTCGATAGTTTATTTTTTCCCATACCATAAAATAATCCTAGGTTAATTGTCTTTGCTTGTGTCCTAGATATTTGCGCCATATCTGCAACGATTTGATGAAAGTCTGCTGATTCATCTTGATAAGCTTTAATAAACTCCTCAGAGCCATCAAGTTGCTGTCCGATGGCCGATGAATAGTGTGCTACTAATCTTGGCTCTTGTTGCGAGTAATCAAATGAACCCCACTGTTTACCCTCTTCAGGTAAAAACAAAGACCTAATTTTATTACCAAATTCTTTATTACGTGCTGGTATTTGTTGTAGATTAGGATTGGCGTAAGACAGTCTACCGGATACAGTTCCTCCTTGATCTGATCTTAATTGATTTATCTCTGCATGTATTCTACCTTTATGCACGTATCTTTGTATTGAGTCTATAAATGTTGAATGAAATTTATTTATCTCCCTAGCTTCTTTGACTAATTTTGCAACAGGATGTTCACAATTAGCTAACCAATTTGTTGTGAATGATGGTTCATCTGATTTCGGTGTTCGAGGATAGTCAACTCCTATTCTGTCAAATACCTTAGCCACACTTCTTGCAGCCCAAATGTCTACACTTAAAGTAGTTTCTTTCTTAATTTTAGAAAGCAATAACGACTCTTTTTGTTTAAATTCTTTTTTTAATAATGATGCCTTTTCTTCATCAACTCTTATACCTGTAGCTCTCATTTTATGTAGGATAGGTAACAACTGCATTTCCATATCCCAAACATCATTTAAAGATTGTTGTTGTATCTCTGCTTTAAATCTTTGCCACAAACGTAAAGTAAGACCAGCATCTTGTTCAGCATAAAAACCTACATAACCAGCAGGCATCCTCCAAAGATCCTGTTTAGGATCTATGCCCCACTCTTTTGCTTTTTCGTTTAAAAATGTTTCGTTTTTTATTTCACCCAAATAATCCTTGGCGCAAGCGTTTAGTGAAAAGCTCCATCTGTTTTCATCAATAAGTGCTGCAGCAATCATGGTATCAACAATAGGTCCGTTAACCTCAAAATTATTAAACTTTAACCAACCTAAATCATACGCAGCATTATGAAATATTTTTGTGCTAGGTTGTTTTAATAGATCTTGCATCCAAGCAACAGTAATATCTAAATCCATATTACCACCGGCATCATGCGCAATAGGAAAATAATATTGTTTACCAAGCGCTGCCACAGCAAAACCTACGATATGTCCTTTTCCATAAGCCCAACCCGCACCTAGTTTTTTTAAATCAGGATCTTTTGTTTCTAAATCTATTGCCACTTCATCAGCAGCTCTAAGATCTGGATACTCAGATGGACACACCCAATCTGAGTCTGTGTAAATAAAATTTAATTGATGACTCATACTTCTTCCTTATCCCATGCGTATAGTAGTAAAAATACACAAAAAAATATAACTAAAACAAATGAGATTGACAAAAAAATCATCTTTTCTTTTTATGCCTACCCATATACCAATCACCTGGCTCATAGTTCCAACGTTTACCATGGTGACCACGGATATCCGCATACCACATTCTTATTCTAACTATTATTCTTTTTAAGATCATATTTTGTAAAATTAATAATTGCATTTTCTGCTTCATGTTGAGGTAAATTACGATTAACAAAAACATAATCAATGTATAAACATCTAACATTAAACAAAATTTGCGCTATATCAAACGGGTAAAAACCAATGGCTTTTAAGTTACCCAATAAATTATACATGCTTGGTGCACCAACGTTATATTGAAATACAGGGACTTCAATTTGAAGCCATTTGGCTTTTTGAATAGTTATCATACCTCCTTTTATGACTTCAATTTCTGCTCCTTGAACATCGAGTTTTATTAGATCAAAGTTCTCATCCCCTATAATATTATCTAATAATTGAGTATTTACTTTTATTTTATCAAAAGGCACGTTGGTATTTTCTTTGTAAAAACCATTGCCAGTTTGTTGTAAAGGATCCTGGCTAACATAAAAATCTCTCTCGCTTTCTTTATCACTTAAGTAAACATTATGGACTTTACCTAAATCTTTTATTATTTTGTTATATAATTTATTTGGTTCTATTAATGTAAACTTTGCATCGGGGTTAATACTTTTTACATGACTTGTCCATTCACCTGCAGCAGCTCCCACATCTAATACATTTTTAAAGTTAATATTAAATCGTTCTTTTGCACGTTCAAAAAACAAAGTATCAACTTTTGCCATAATCTCTTTCTATTATCATATCAATACAATGTTTAGCTTTTAACAAATCCTTTTTCCCACCCTTTAATTTATGCCTCGTAATATACTTAATCGCTTCCCCCTCTGGCCAGGGTAAATTATTTTTTATTGAGTATTGTGCCGGCTGAATGGCAAAGGACTGATAGTGGGATCCACCCTCTTGTTTTTTAAAAACCGACATAATTACTTTTATACAATTTATAATATTTACTCAATGGAAAATTATATTTATGGAAAGTTCCTAACAAATGTAAGGTATTGATTGCTCTTGTTACACCTGTATACCAAACTCTTAATTCTTGTATTTTATCAGATAATGATTTTCGCTCGTAATGAGATGGAAAGTTACACTTTGAGGATAGTATTACGTTATCTGCCTCTCCCCCTTTTACTTGATGTATGGTATCAATTAAAATAGGTGCCCTTTCTTCTAAGTTAACCTCTGATTCGATTAATTTCATAAAGTATCTTTTTTCAGAATCTTTAAACTTTCTTTTAAATGCATCTTGCCAAGATCCTTTTTGTTCAACCATGCCACCACGTAGATGTAATTCATCATAATTAAAAAGCTGATTCGGGTGAGCAAAACTCCACTTCTTGCTGTCCGCTGACCGGTAGCCATGATCTATGTTTAAAAGATAGTTGTACATAATACAGGCATCTTCTCTTGTAATCGCACCTCCCTTACAAATTTTCTCCCAATCTTGTATGGCTTTCCATTGATTCATATCATAAGATTTATTACCTTTCATGTCTTGAAAATATAAACCCATACCTTTAGCTTCCTCTTGTAATTCTTTTTTAACATCATTGATTCTAGCAAGCACCATCCAATTACCTTTGTTTTCAAAAGGCACTTTTCGTAACGAACTCCATCTATATATCTCCCCGTCCTTATCATTAGACTCAAATTCTTTTTTTACTCTATGTCCCTCCATTCCGTTTAACAAACACTTAGCAAAGAAGTGTACTTTTTTATTTAACCTTCTAGATTTGTTTAAAATTTTAGATTTACCTGGAAATGTTTGGAAGTATGATACATCTGCACCATTCCACTCATAGATTGCTTGGTCATCATCACCAGCAAGATAAACTTTGTCAGCATTCAAAGCTAATTTAACAACCATGTCCCACTGCAGAGGGGTAAGATCTTGTGCCTCATCTACCATTAGCACTTTAAAATTTATAGCTAAGCCAGACGTAATAAATTTCTGTACCATATCAGTAAAATCTAGACGATCATTTTTAAATTGACCTGGCTCTATCTCAAACGTTTTATATCTTTCGTAGTTGTGTATGATAGATTTAAACTGTTGCAATCGCACTTTTTTTCTAGGTTCTTTTTTGTATAAACTTATTGGATCTATTTTCATATTTCTAGCTTTGTCATATATTTGTAAGGACCAATTATTGTAAACATTTTGATCATCCCAATTGGGTTTATAATTAATTTTAATGGTGCCATACTCTGTATGAAACTGAAGCATATCAACCCTTGGATCTAACACAGGGATCTCTGCAAATTGTTGTCTTGCCAAACTATGAAGTGTTCTAAAATATTTAAAATCATCCTCATCATAACCTTTAAATTCTTTCCTTACTCTGTCCAAACACTCTTGAACTGCTTTGTTAGTAAATGAGATATAACAAATCTCATCGGGTAAAACCCCTCGTCTCAAAAATCTCTTGGCTCTTTGTAACAATCTATGAGTCTTTCCGGTGCCCGGTGGCCCGTAAAACTTAATTGTCTTCCCATGGAGTTTTCTTTTTATTGAATTTGACATTTTTGTTTTTATGCTCTGTTTGTTTTGGTAACGTTGAGACCCAATGCCTC